CTGATGAGGCGGTTGTTCTTCACCAAGACACACCCCACCTGGAGTCTCTCACATGGAGACCTGACGGACGCGAGCTGGGCAGTCTTCATGAAGTATTCTTCCCAACTTATACGGGGCCTTTCCTGCTTGGGTACAGAGATGAAACGGAGGGGGAGGGGGCGGCGACTCTCCATTTAAAGATACGGTAGAATATATCTTTAAATGAGTGTTGGCTGTGTAGTTAATAACTTAAAAGGGTTAGGTGTTAATTTGTAAATTGAGGATGGTATTTCCAAATTTGTCTAAAGCGTGGGAAACGAGACGTAATAATCTTCCATACGAAAAGAGTTTTGCATCCCACCCTAAAGCTAAACTTGTAGACTTGGAACACCCGAATAACAAAGGAATCGATTTGACGAAAATATCATGGGGTTCAAAAACACCACTCACTTTGAAATGTGATTGTTGTCCTCATCATTACATACAAAACCCAAAGTCATTGACCAGACAGAAAAAGCGTGTATGGCGTGAATCAGAAAAAAGATGGAAAAATGAGGGACCTAATGGATGTCCATATTGTGCTCATCAGAAATTGTGTGATGATGATACGTGTCAATTTTGCCATGATAATAGTTGTGCAAATATTCCATGGTTGTTAAAATCCTGGAGTTCCAACAATAAAAATACCCCACGGCAAACTTTCGCGAGCGCCCATCATTCGGTAGAAGTTAATTGTTGTGTATGTGAACATCAATTTGAAGTTAAACCCATTAATGTCAATGGTGATGGTGGTTGTAGGTTTTGTGCAAACCAAGAACGATGCAAGGATCCAAATTGTAATATTTGCAGTAAGAAGAAATTTTCTGCACACCCAAAAGCTATTCATTGGAGTAAAAATAACGAAGATACACCTGATGACGTGAGTATGTTTTCTCCTCAAATGAGACTATTTGATTGTCCGGATTGTGGACACAAAGATATGCCTATGATTATTGGAAATATAGCTCGTAATCAATGGTGTGGATATTGTTCTATTCCCCGCAAAAAACTTTGTGGTGACAGTACTTGTGAACATTGTATTGCAGGTAGTATAGCTTCACTTCCACAATCTGCATATTGGGACTACGAAAGGAATGGTGATTTAAAACCATATGGTGTCTGTCGTAGCACAGACAATAAGCATTGGTTTAAATGTCCGGAATGTAATATTCCTTTTCAAATATCCGGAAGTAGTTTGTGTAGAGGATGTTTCTGCAGCACCTGTTATAGAAAAACCGAGAGAAAAGTGTATAATGGACTCATTAAATACTATCCTGCACTGAAGAGAGAATTTACATCAGACTGGTGTAGAGGTGTAAAAAGTAGAAAACTTCTTCAGTTTGATTTTTGTATCAGGGAAAAGGCTGTGATAATTGAATTAGATGGAGGACAACATTTTGAAGATGTCAAGCATTTTAAATCGTCTTTTGAAGAACAACGTGAAAGAGATTTATTTAAACAGACGAAGGCAAATGACAACGGTTTTAGGGTTATACGATTAATACAAGAAGACGTTTGGTCAGACAAGTATGATTGGCTTACCGAACTCCTGGGTAATATTGAAGACGATACGAAACAAAATATTTTCATGTGTAAAAATGGTGAGTATGATTTTTTCAGTGAATCTATGGAAATGATCACTTCCGAAGGTCAGCATCCGCCGTGTAGTACGTCTTCCCCTTAGTGGCGAAACTATGCACTCTCGCGTATCCCCACGCTTGTGGAGAGGCTTGTATTTAACACAGTCTTTTGTAGCATGATCATATATAAAGATAATTGATGCTAAAATATAAATGGGATTCTCAAAGCAGGGTATGTCGATAAGTCAGGGTTATCCAGGTTCCCAAGAATATAATGATATGCTACGTTCGTCGTCCGACCCTCAACAACCGAAAATGGTAGAAGATTCTATATTAAAAAATCATGCGATACAGATTTCTAATATGATGAAGAATGCCCCGATGAATGCAGTTCCTATTAAATTAGCTCTAGAGTCTTATCGTTCCGCTATAGGAAAGATTTATAACTCTGATAAATGGATTTTAGATAATTGTATTAAAAATTGTGAACCATTACAACCACATAAAAAAAATGGGAGGTGGTATGTTAATGGGAATGCGTTAGAACTTATGGATTGGTCTATTACTGAAAAAACAAGATTTTTAGATTGGTGGAAACCTCGTGAAGGTCAATTCCGCAAATCCTTATCCACCGTGTAGTACGTCTTCCCCTTAGTGGCGAAACTATGAACCATCTTGTATTTAACGCAGATTTTTGTTGCTGATCATACATAAAGATAAAGCTAATATGCATGTGATAGTAAAGATGAATACAGAAATTGCTGTTGTGGATTTTCACAATGATACACACATGAAAGATATAGAGTATCTAAGTGTACGCAACAATTTCCATGTTGATGATATTTGTATCCTTATATGTGATAATAAGGAGTCGCGTCCGTACGCGGCAGCCGCGTTAGATAATCTGTTGTTACGGGGGATGGATCCAGATGAGGCAGTAAAAGTATCAAGTGATCCTAATCTCATTAACATACTCCGTTTGTCATTTAAACCAAGACTTCACAAAAACCGTGATAATCACCACGGTCTGTTAATGTATGAAGTTGGACCTCTAGAATCACGTAAACCTGTAGGATTTTTATCATACTGTATTTGTGATGAAGAGGAAGAAATTGAGATACTGTTTATACTTGTGGATAAATCTCGAAAAAGAAGAGGTTATGGAACTAAAATGTGGAAACTTTTAAATTCCATGAACATTAATAACTATATAATTACCGTTCGCTCTGATGACGAGCATTCCGATAAGTGGTATTCAAAGCTTGGTTTTTATAACATGAATAATAAAAGTGATTCAAAGAGATTTTCGGTATTACTACGAAATCAAGAAAATCCAGAAATAAAACTATCACGAATCGTTGATAATTTATTGAGAGATAATATACGTTCTTCTCACCCTGATAAGATGGGTCCGGAAAATAGGTTTAATTATCTCAAATCCTTATCCGCCGTGTAATACGTCTTCCCCTTAACAACAAAACTATGAACCCTCGCGTACCCCCACGCCTGTGGAGAGGCTCCCGAACGATGCCCGTCAAAGAAGATAAAGAATACACCTGTATGCTATGTAAGTAGATCCACCATGGTCAAACCTGACATAGATCATTATGATAAAATGTTAGATATAGTCGTGGATATGGTACAAAGAATATATGCAGCTGGGTGTAAAGGTGGTGCATGTTGTATATTAAGTATAATTCTTGACGAAATCCTTAATTTTAAAGGTGAAATCAAAACGGGTATTCAATTTTTACTAGATGATTATGGCTGTATTCAATCTATGGGAGACATTAATACTGGACTTCAAGGAAATTGTCAATTCCATGTATGGTATGAGTGGAATGGTAATGTAATAGATCCAGGGCGGGATCTTGACATTACTGGTTTATCTGAGCGTGTACCACGAGAAACTCTTCTACAATTATTTGGAATGATGGAAATATGTCCAGAAGGCTCCCTGCCACCTGGTTTTGATGCAGACGAATTACAAGTGGTCCAAACCGAGGAAGCAATTTCATACCAAAAAAAGATGATAGATGACCATAAGCGCGATAGAATTAAGTTTTGGAGAGAAAGGTGTGAACCCGGAACAGAATTCTATCACGAGATGAAGACTTTTAACGAGGTGATGAAGACGCTAAAAAAGAAATACAAAAATTATCGTAAATCCTTATCCGCCGTGTAGTACGTCTTCCCCTTAGTGGCGAAACTATGAACCCTCGCGTACCCCCACGCTTGTGGAGAGGCTCCCGGACGATGCCCGGTTCTCCACGCAGCGAGTCCCCTATTGTAGACCGTCTTGAGGGTCTTTAGAGGTATCCCAGTGGCCTTCGAGATCTCTGGGAGAGACTTGACCTCTGGTCCATACTTTTTCCTAAACTTCTGGGTGTAGGAGGAGGTGCGGGTCTTGACCCCACTGTCAGTTTTGAAATCTTTGTAGTCCCTCTTGAGCATCTTCTTGTAGCGGGTCTCGACCTGCCCCAAGGTCTCAAGCCCCCTGAAGTACTTGAGGGGTGCATAGATTTTGCCCTCCGTTTTCCGCAACTGCCCAACCTTCTTGGTGATTTCGGCGTCTGAGAGAGGCATCTTACTTTTTATGAAGATTATAATTGTATACCTTGACTTTTACCCCACAATTTGGCTTCACCAATTAACATTCTAACTACAGGACGATACTTTGAAGAATTACTTATCAGACCTGTACCAGTTCTTGGTATTACAAAATATCGTGCGTTCTTACCAACACCGCCATATTTACCACTACGCATAGCAATTTCTCCATTTAAAAACTCATTATAACTTTTTATATATTGTTGAATATATTGCTTTTTACTGCTACCAAAACGAAAAACACCTCCACGCAAATAAGAATTTGTTGGACGTCTTTTGTATCTACTCCATCCTTCTGAGCAATCTACGAGAGGAAATATAAATTTAATATCATAATTTTTTAACCCTTCTTTAAATACATCAAATATCCAAGACGGAAATCCTGTACCACCAGTGGTTTCAAAAGAAATATTTTTACGTGCTATTATGGCATTTTTCATTAATAGATCCATTTGGTTTGGAATCGCAAGTCTTTTATTGAAACGTGTAGTAAAATAGGGTTTACTAAAATTTTCAGCATTTTTATTAGTGGCTTTATTTAAAATTTGGTTGATTTGTTCAGCTGTAGTAAGTCCTTTGGCGTTCAAAATTTTTCTAGAATCTTTCTTAAATGTGTTAAGACTTTCAACAACATCATCTACATTGATATCAATATAAGAGTTTAATGGGTGTCCAAAACTTTCAATAACACTTTTCACACCCCGAGAACCTTTACCGGATGCAGGTGGACCATATTTTATAATAAATACTGGTCTTTCCTGTGTTGGAACATTATTAAGTTTATTCACTTTGGAAAAAATACGTAATAGGTATTTTTGATTAATTATTGTGTTATTCATTCTTACTTTTTATTGAGAAAATAGTTTAATTCCGTTTTCAATTTATTTATCGCACATATTACGCAACCCCCTTTCCATTTGATTTAATGATTTCGATAACCATTCATGCCATAATACATTTCGTAAATTAGAATTTTGCCACCTCCTGGTACCGTCAATATACTTTTGTTTGGTATTTTTTTGGATATTATCCAAACATCGGTAAACCATCTTCAGTCATATTCATCTCTGTCCATAAATCTTCAACTATAAACTCTTTGGAAGGATTTGGAACTATATACTGTTCAAAAACAATACTAAATCTATCTACATTGTGTTCACTTTCAATCTCTTCGGTACCATGAAACATATCACCTCTAAATCTTACCATTTTTCCCACTTTAGGTTTA